ACCTGCTGTTCCTGTTGCTCCCACTGCTCCTGTTGGTCCAACTGCTCCTGTTGGTCCAACTGCTCCTGTTGCTCCCACTGCTCCAGTAGCACCTGCTGTTCCTGTTGGTCCAACTGCTCCAGTAGCACCTGCTGTTCCTGTTGGTCCAACTGCTCCAGTAGCACCTGCTGCTCCTGTTGCTCCAACTGCTCCTGTTGCTCCCACTGCTCCTGTTGCTCCCACTGCTCCTGTTGGTCCAACTGCTCCTGTTGCTCCCACTGGTCCTGTTGCTCCCACTGCTCCTGTTGGTCCTGCTGCTCCAGTAGCACCCGCTGCTCCAGTAGCACCTGCTGTTCCTGTTGCTCCCGCTGCTCCAGTAGCACCTGTTGGTCCTGTTGGTCCTGTTGGTCCTGTTGGTCCTGTTGGTCCTGGAACTCCTACTATTCCATCTACATAATCCTTATTTGTTAGTTGTGTTCCAAGAGTTGGAGGTAATGAAGTGACTGGTAAAGCGGTAAATGTTTTTACACCTGTTATGGTCTCTATCCCCGCCTTATGGACTACTCTTCTATCAAGACCTTCTATGCTGTAAGCATCTTCAAATACAGCCTCATTAAACTTTGGTAGTGTTTCTGTCGGTGGTAAGTATTCCGCCATTATATATTAACTGATATTTTTTTTTCTCCTTAATTATATATAATGCCTCGTAAGCCGAAACAAGTTGAAGACCCTCCATCTGGTAAGATAGAGAACCTTTATGAGAAGATACCGAAGGAGTTATTGGACGAAGCGGAAAATCCCAACTTCAATTTACATCACCTAAAGTTACCATTCCGTATGTGTATTGTTGCCCCATCAGGTTCGGGTAAGACGAACTTCCTGTGTAATCTAATTGGATTGTTTAGCAAGGGTAAGGGGACATTTCAAACCATCAACATCATTACAAAAAACAAAGACGAACCTCTCTACAAGTGGATTACTTCCAAGAGCGACCAAATCGTCATCAAAGAGGGTCTCTCCAATACTCCGCCCCTTGACAAATACGATAAAGAGTTCAACCATCTCCTCGTTTGGGACGACCTTGTTCTCTCAAAAGATTTGAGTATGGTTGAAAACTACTACATCAGGGCGAGGAAACTGAATGTATCCGTCATCTTCATCTCCCAGTCCTATTTCCGTATTCCTAAAATTATCCGCAACAATTGCTCGTATATGGTCTTGTTGAAACTCTCGGGACAGAGAGAAGTCAATGTTATTTTGAGTGAGTTCGGTCTCGGTGTTACTAAAGATGAACTAATAGAGATATACAAATATGCTACCAGTGAAAAGTTCTCTCCTCTCTTGATTGACTTGGAAGCGGAATCCAACAAGAGATTTAGAAGGGGACTACTAGAAGTGATTGATACAAGCGGTTTCAATATGGTATAGGTTTATAGTGAAATCCATATAAAGACTTTTCTTTATACTTATATAAATGGAAACCGAAACAAACGCCGATGTTGAGAAACGCCGAACCTATATGCGGGAATACAAACGAAAGAAGTATGCCGAAGATGCGGAGAAAATCCTAGCCAAGAACCGAGCCTATTATTGTAAAGCGACTAGGAATGTCCCCGAAGCCGACTTCAAGAAATACGATGTTATGCTCCCTATTATTGCCCGAGTGAGAGAGGGTATGGAAGTCCTCAAACAAAGCAACCCAGAGATGCTACAGGAAATCCTCACCCACTACAAATAAAAATGATTAAATAGAATGGTTTATATGAAATGACATATACACTATTTAGACGAAAAGTAATATAAAGGTTAATTATTATCTAATCGTATAGTATAATGTCTTTAGGAACAACTTTGAAACTTGACGCTTCCCCGCTTTTGGTTGGAAAGACCTTTGTTGAGATACCCGATTTCAAGAAAATCGTTAAGATGCTGTATGCTGATGATATTTTGGAAACAAAAGAGAAGAAGCGGGGGAAACATATTATATACGAGAACGAGAGGAAACAGATTGAGGATTACTTGAAACAGGCTCTCATTGTCAAGAAGCAAGGCGACCGACTTGGAGACAAGGAGTTCCTCAAGATGCTTTATCATCACACAACCAAATACCTTCGTCCCGAGATTAAGGTCAAATATTACTATGGAAGGGGACTTGAGAATGTAGGGAGAGTTTATCCCGAGAAGTCTCTCTCCCTTTGCTCTATCCGCAAAGAGATTAGACATCAACTCTGTAAGGATATTTATGTTGATGTAGATATGATTAACGCTCACTTCGTCATTGCCTCCCAATTATTTAAGGAATGCCCGATGGTTCTTGACTATGTAGAACACCGAAGCAAATATTTTCAAAAGATTTGTGATGTCTTCAGTATGGGTAATACTAGTTTGATTGATTGGAAGACCGATAGCGGTTACGATATGTGTAAGGATTTACTTATTCGGGAACTCTATTACGGGAAATGGAGTAGTTGGGTCAAGGATAACGGATTACCGCCGATGGATAAACCCGACTGGCTCTCCCAATTAGAAACGGAGTTTGGAGTTATGGCTGAAATCGTCAAGCGGGACAATCCCGAACTCTTGAAAAAGGTAGAAGAGAAGGAAAGCGACAACCCTAACGGAACGATTTGCTCTTGGTTCTTACAAGATTGGGAACGGAGGATTTTGGAGAAATTGGTTGAGTTTTTCAAGAAGAAGAAATTGATTGCGAAGGGGAATGCGGTCCTTTGCTTTGATGGATTACAAATACTCTACAAAGATGGAGTCGTATGGACGACCATACTGAAAGAAGCGGAAATATTCATTGCGAAGGAACTCAAACTGAATATCAATTTGAAAATCAAACCTTTTGACGACAAGCGTTATACCGACCGCTTGAATGCTATTGAAATCCCGTTTGCGGACGATGAGGCGGATAGTTTTACGATTCTTGAAGATGACGAGGAAGCGGGGTCAGTCCTTTTGGAACGATTAGAAGAGAATCTCAAATACTCAAAGGGACAGATATTCTTCAAGAATGACAATATTTGGACTTCCAATATCGGTTTGACAAAGACCCTCCTAATTAATTACATACAAAAAAGCAAGATTTACAAAGAGGACTCAAAGGGGAATGCGGTCTCCTACTCTCAAAACTATTCCAATGCGAAGAACATTTACGAGACGCTTATCGGTAAGGTTAAGGAGAATCTTGATGACGATGACTTCTATATGAAACTACATACCAGCACTATTGGAATGCTATGCTTTGAAGATGGAGTCCTCAATTTGATTACCAAGAAGTTCCACCGCTGGGATAGCGACCATTTCAAAATCAAAGAGAATGAAGTCTTTTCAACTACAAGGATTAACCGACCCTTTGAAAAATGGTTCTTGAAACCCGACAATAAAGTCATTGAGAAAGTTGAAACCAAAGTATTTGATGCGATTCTTGGGTCTCAAAAGACCCGCTTCCTACAATTCATTTCCCGAGCCTTTGCGGGTCATTACCTAGACAAGGATTGGGGGGTTTTCATCGGTAACCGAAACTGCGGTAAGGGGACGCTTGACGGGTTTATGAAGACGGCGTTTGGAGGATATACGAAAACTATTCCAAGCGACAATTTGCTATGTGAGCGAGGCGGGAAGAACGGCGATGTAGCAAAGGCGATGAGTTGGGCGATTGACCTACAATTTATCCGCCTTGCGACTACTCAAGAAATCCAATTAGATAACGAAAACAAGAATATCAAACTGAATAGCATTATGATTAAGAAGTTGGCTTCGGGAGGAGATGAGATTGAAGCCCGTAAGAACTTCCAAGATGAAATGACCTTTACGATTGATGCGAAGATTTTGATGATGGCTAACGATATGCCTCCTACCTCAACCGAAGATGTCAAAGAGCATTTGGTAGAGTTCAAGACGACCCAGCAGTTCAAGGACAAGAGATGGATTGACGAGAGAAGAGCGGAATTGGAGGAATTGGTAAAGTTGGGGGCTGACGCACAGATTTTGAATGAAATGAATAGATACATTGAAGGCGATGATGAGGTAAAATACAATTGCGGAACGAATACTGACTGGGCGAATGCTCTCATCTCCCTTGTCTTGAAATACTACTCCCCTTCCAAATTGGTTATTGAAGCGAACCAAGAGAGTAACGGCGACAATCTTTGCTGTATCCTTCTCCAAAGGTTCAAGATTACTGGACTTGATACTGACTTCATTTCAAATAAGAAATTGAAAGAAACTTGCTACCCTCAAATGGAAATCCTAGATAGTTATAAGAAAATGAGGATTGAACTCCTATCATTTGATGGGGTCAAAGAGCATAAGAGATTTGGAGAGAGAGGATTGAAGGGATTGGTTTATGTGTATGGAGAAACGATTGCTCCCGAAACGGAGTAAATCGGCGGGGCAAAAATGGGGCTTTGGGGCAGTTTTTCGTCCTTAATCCAAACTTTTTTCTTTCTTAGTAAGAAACCAACAATCATTATTTACAATCATTATTATACTATAGAATAAATTAGTATAATATAAATGCCCCAACTGCCCCACACTTGTCCCTTCCAAAGAGGGTAGGTAGATACTTGTTGTTTATACGACTTTTCAAGGAAGTAGAGTGGAGTAGAAAGATAGCGAATACGCCCGTAACTAATAAAATTGAGTTGAAGAAAATTGATTCAAAAAACAACAAAGAGTAATAGGGCAATAACAGCGAACAAGCAACAAGCAAAATGGATTCTACCAACAGCATCAAGACCGACATCAAGGACATCATTGCTCTCTCCAAGAAGCATCAGGGGAAGTTCAATACCGAATGCCTTTGGGGGACTTTGATGAATACCCCCTATCCCGAATTGGTTAGGGAGAAGATGGAACAGGGAATGACATACCCCGAAGTCATTGCGAAGTTCAAGGAACTTTGCGAAGATACTAGCAACTTTGAGATTCATATGCTAACCGAGAGGGACGAGAAGGGAGAGTTGATTGGATATATGGTATATGATTACCCGAAGGATACATACGAGAAAGGTAATAAGATGGGCGGACAGATAGAGTATATGTATGTATGCGAGGGTCACAGGAACAAGGGTATTGGAACGAGAATGATTACGGAGGCGATTACGCAGATGGAGAAGGTCGGTAGGAAGAAGTTGAAATGCGACGCAAACTGGAAAGATATGAGATTCCTGAGTAAGTTCGGGTTTGAATGGGACGCTCCCCCGACTGGCGGAATGAAGGCGATGAATAGATTGACGATGCCGTATGCGACTATGTATAGGGAATAGGAAACTTTAGATAGAATAAATATAATTTAATAATTAATCCAATATTTTTTTCTCTGCTTAATTATATAATGAAGATTGAATGCGATACCGAAGAGCAACTGAAGGAACTGAAGGAGAAGGCTTTGAAGTGTAAAGTAATTGCTTTAGACAATATGGGAAAGCACCCGCTCTACAACCCCCGCAATATGAGCGTTAGGGACAGAAAGAAATTGACGGAGGACATTGAGGTTCTCTTTAGGAAGGACGACAAGGAACTTGATGTTCTGTTTAACGAGATTGCTTGTGATAAGTTGTTCTCTCAGGGACTAGACCCGTCCAACTACCCCGTTTATGAAGTGAGCGATACTCCTACGCCGAAGTTGGCTGTTGAAGACCAGCCAGAATACGAAGGAGATACAAACTCTCCCGTTCTCTAAAAATATAATATCATAATAGTATATAATATTATGAGCGGACAACCTTTAGTCAAACCCCTTGATGCCGAAAAGTTTAGGAAAGAGTATTTGAAATCTCTTGATTTGGAAGAGACGAACAACCAGAAGAACCTTAATGCGAACCGCTTGTTTGTGAAGACTGGGCTTCCCCAGCAACCGCCCGACCAGCGTTCGGTTGAAGAGAAGTTGGCGGATATTGAGCGATACAAAGTTGAAACAAGACCGCTGTTGCGACAACTGATGGACGGAGCGAACGCCGAGAAAGTCGTCCAGAACGCCTCTGCCCTCCAAATGTATTTCATAGCACAGGGTATGCCGTATTTCATTTCTACTTTGAAGCCGAGATACAAGTATGGTATTCTTGCTGATATTTTCCTAGCGGAAGTAGATAGGTATATCAGCAGTTTAGATAATGAAACATTTGATAGCGACCAAGTTCTTTTGAGAGAGGACATTATTCCTATCCGTCAAATGCTCTCTGGATTGAGGTCTGTCAATGGGGGACTACAACAGCAACTGATGGCGAAGTTAGATGCGTTAATTGCTAACAGCGTAACCCGAGCGGACATTGAGGCGATTAGAATGATTACTGACCCGATACAGAGAATGAGGGAAGATGATATGTTGAGGGAGAGGCTGAAGGATACGCCCTCCCGAGATGAGTTTGATGCCTTTGCGAGTGGTATTTTTGAGAGAGACCAGATGGGAGATGTTCGGGGAGCGAACGATAGTGCGAGGGATTTAGGTGAAGTCCTTGATGGAGCAGTTGAGGGATTGATTTTCTCGTCTCCCTTTGCGGGAGTTCCAATGGCGGAAAGTGTAGTTTATAGCGACTATATTAGACCCGATGCCGTATCTAAAATGAACCAACCCCAGTTGAAAGTGTATGTGGATAAGATTTTTGCTCTCCAACCCAATTTTTTAGGGACGAGGAAATCACAAATAAAAGGGTTAAAGGTTGGAGACTTGAAGGAGTGGATTATGAGTAATGACGACCGCATTAAACCTCTGTTTGGGGGCGGTGGTGGTGGCGATGAAGCACCGCAGACACCTATTGCCGACCCGCTTGGAGGAAACGGAATCAAGAGAAAGCCGAGAGTAGGGACAGGACTAGTAAAGAAGAATTACAATGTTTTACAGAACAAGGATATTGATTGGAAGTCGGGCGTAAGCGTCCCGAATGTTGCGAGGTATATCCCGTTCGGTAGGTTTGTAATTAACAAGAGGCGGTTGGGAGAGGGGATTATTTCTATTAGAACTCCTGGCGGTGCTTGTTTGAACGACATCAAGAGTGAGAGGGTCAGCCCGAACATCTTGAGTGTTGTTAGGACGATGTTGGGCGGAGGCTCTCCTACTTTTGAGGATATTGAGAGATTGAATGATGATGAGCGTAACTATATCCACCGCTTGGCTTCCAGAGCGGAACTGACCGACCGCTTGAGTATCCCCGCCCCCGACAAGAAGAAGGACGAACAGGACATTAATAAGTTTGAGATTATGAAGGGACAGATTATGGCGGGTAACGACAGCAACAAACTTCACAAGGATTTCAAGTTGCTTGTTATGAAGTTGATGGAGAAGAAACTCCTCCCCAAGCGTCAGGCGACAGACATTCTCTTTAAGATGGCGACTTTAGGATATTAAATCCACTTTTTGGAAAAGTGGAGCAAAAAAATAATATCTCGGTATATGGTATAAATGAACTCTGGATTTGACCCTGTAGTATTAGCACCTGGACTATGGAAGACCCAGACGGCGACCCAGCAAAAGCCCTTCCGTTTTGGAGGTTCTCAAGTTCCTATTCATTTAGGAATGAGGGGAATGGGAATGGCTGTTCCATTCCAACAGCAGGAGCGACCCGTTATGAGTGTTCGTCCTGTCCGCCGTCCTCCCAATATTGGAAGATAATTAAAAGACTATTAAGTAAAATTAAAATCTCATCTTAAACTATAAGATGAGAACACTTGTGCTTAACAATAACAATGTAGTCCAAAACGGGCAGAATAATCAACTTGTTTATCGTTTCCCGACTACAGCGAAATTTGACAGAAGTTATGTAGCGGTTGCGAGTGTTAGTATGTATTATTCTTGGTTCAATATAGCAGATATTTATGGAAACGAAAAGTTCAGTTATACTTGGGTAGATGGGACTCCACATTATATAACAATCCCAAATGGTCTTTATGAAGTCAGCACACTCAACCAGTTCCTCCAATACACTATGATTGATAACGGACATTACTTGATTGATAACGCTACAGGGCAGTATGTTTATTTTTTGGAGATATTAGTGAATGATGCCCGATACAAAGTTCAGGTTAATCAGTTTGTAGTTCCTACTCTTGCCGTTTTCACTGCTTCTCTTGCTGCGACATATACCGCTCCAGGAACATTTGCGTATTCTCCAGTAGATGCTGTAAATGTAAGATACCCTGGAATTAATTTCGGGTATAACGGAAGCAAATTAGGAGACATTCTTGGTTTTGTAATTAACTCTAATTTACCTGATGGAGCAATTGCTATCCCTGCCCCTTGGTATTTTAAGGCTGCCCCAACTGCTTTCTCAAGCACCACACCAAATATCCAGCCGAACTCTAGCGTTCTATTGAGCGTTAGTAGTGTTGATAACCCCTATGCTTCACCCACAAGTGTAATCTATTCAATCACACCTTCAGTTGCGGTCGGGACGATAATTGCCGACAAACCTCCGCAGTTGCTTTGGAACAAACTAATTCCTGGTTCTTACTCACAACTAACTATCACAATTTTAGGAACAGATTTGCGTCCTCTAGCAATCCAAGATGGGGCGATGACGATTATACTTGCGATTGCCGAAGAGGTTGAAGCACTGGGGGTAATGATTGACAGGAAGTAAATTAAAATCTTGCTTAATTATATATGAACGATTTAGGAGAGAACCAACTGAACCGAATGTATGAAGACTTCACAAAGGAGCATACGAAACTACAAACCGAATTGAGGAATGGTATTGACGACCCGTCTAAGGAGAAGGATATTGAGAAACAACTAGTAATCATAAATACAATTGCTACCAACATAATCAGGTTGAGGAAACTTAAGAAGCAGATTGTAGAGAAAAGCAAACTTTAGGCAATTAAAATATAGATACTATATATAATGCCGAAAATGTATTTTAGAACTGGAGGTGGTATTTCTGTCCCCCAGCACCAGACGAGGGGAATGAAGGGTTGTGGAGCAGGGGCGGTCCTTCTACAGATGGGCGGACCTGGAGGGGCTTCTAGTTATGATTCCCCCGTTCAGTATGCCGAAACGACTGGAAGGGGAATGGGAAGGGGTGTAAGCGGTTTAGGCGGAATGCGGGAACTTGCCGACCTCAAGATTCACAGGGGGTCGGGAATGAAGAAGCCCAAGAACATCAACTTCTCTCTTTAGGTGGTAGCGTATTTAGAGAGTTTTGTCAAATATTATTATCTCAACATAAGATATAATAATGTCCTGCGATAAACTCGTCTTTGATTTGTCTCAAGAGGTGGAGGGGTCTCCCTCGGTGTTCGTTAAGAAGGATTGGGTTTCCATTCTTGACAACCAGAATGGTTCTTACAATTCTAATCAGTCCGTTATTGATACTTCCCAGTTGAGTAACTCTAATAAATATATGTCCTACAGGGAGGCTTACCTTATGATGCCGATGCTCCTGACTGTTACCAGTCCTGCTACTACTAGCACTTTCACCCCCGAGACTGGGTGCGACTATGCTTTCGGTCTTAAGAACTGGTTTGGAACGATGATTCACTCTTTTACGCTTGACTATAACGGAACTACTATTATTCAGCAAACTCCGTTTATCAATATGTGGAACTCGTTTAAGTTGATGACTACGCTCTCTTGGGGAGATGTAGCGACTATCGGCTCTACAATTGGTTTCTACCCTGACGACCCTCTGGCTTGGACTTACTCTACCGCTGATACCTCTCAGGGAACGAGGGTTGCGAACAACATCACTTCTGGAACTGTTATTGGAGTGTTTAACGCTATTACTTCTAATACGCTGAATGCTTATGGTTCTGCTGGTGGAAATGTTGGTCTTGCGAAGCGTATCCAGTATATCAACTATGACGAGGCAGGAGTTCCTGGTGCTGGAACTTATGCGTCTCTTCTTAAGGCGGGTGCTCCCTCTACGCTCTGGAAGTCGTATGTTAAGACGAAGTTGGACGCTGTCACCGCTGCTGCTGGACCGCCTGTTGTTCCTGCTGAGGCTGGAGTTCTCCAGATTGTTATCAATGCGACTATCTACCTCAAGCACATTCACTCCTTCTTCCAGCAATGCCCTCTGCTTAAGGGTGTGTTTATGAAGATGACGATGAACCTGAATAACACCTCTGGAACTGTCGCGAAGGCTGTGAATGCTGCTGGTGTTTTGACGCTTGGGTCTCTGTCCGTTCCTGTCGGCGGAGTTTGCCCTCTTATGATTTCTTCTTCCGCTGCCTTGAGCGGAATGACCTCTTCTGGGACTGTTGCTACTACTCTTACATTTGACCTTGCGGTTGGTAACAAGAGTCTTACCCAGTCTGGGATTACGGGAGTCAGCACTGGAGACAACAACTCTATCAATCTGTATGTTCCCGCTTACACCTTCAACCCGACCTTTGAGAGGGCTTACCTGTCGTCCCCTGTCAAGAGCATCAAATACACTGATGTCTATCAATACCAGACGACCGCTTCGTCTGGAACGCCGTTCAACACTCTCATTACGAACGGCATTGCTGGAATTAAGTCGGTTCTCATTCTTCCGTTTCACAAGGCTTCCGTTATTGGAACGCCGACGCTCTCCCCTTGGCAGTCTCCTTTTGACCCCGCTGGTGCTGGACCGACTTCTCCGCTGTGCCTGATGACGAACTTCAATGTTGTTGTTTCGGGACAGAATATGCTCTACAACACCCAGCGTTATTCTTACGAGCAGTTCAATAACCAGTTGCTCGGTGTGAATGCCGTCAATGGTGGTCTCACTGATGGTCTCACTTCTGGTCTTATCAACTCTCTTGGCTTTGAGATGGAGTATTGCTACTACTATGTTGATGTGTCTCGTATGCTCCCTGTTGAGGAGACTGTCCCGAAGTCCGTCCAGATTATCGGGACGAGTCAGTCCGCTCTCCCGCTTGACCTCCTTGTCTTCATTGAGTATGGTTGCTCGGTTGATATTGACATTCTTACGGGGGCGAGGGTTTAGGCGAAATAAGCCGTTATCTCTTTATTAATGAAATCCCATTATTTATTATCTATATGTAATATATAATGCCCCCGAGAAAGATGAAGTTGCTTGTTGATGACAAGGAAGTCTCCAAAGGACAGATGGACGATGCTATGGCTAGGTTTAAGAAGATTGGAGTTTCCGCTTCTTTGAAGCAGTTGAGTAAGTTGCGTAACGGACACAAGGTGCGTCTTACGAAGGGCGAGGGTTGCCTTATGATTGAGCCTGGAAGGTATGACACTTTGAGCCGAACCTTTATGAGGGGAAAGGGTATGAGCGTTCAGTTGTCTCCCGAAGAGATTATGGCGAATAAGGGTGTGATGGCTGGTGAGGGTATTTTCGGTCCTGGATTTGACAAGTTCATTAAGAAGATTGGAATTAAGAAGGAAGTCTATGCTCTTGGAGATAAACTGAAAGGTCCTATCAAGAAGGCTATTGATGCTTTAGCCAATAAAGCCCCTGCTGCCCTTGGTGCTGCGGGTGCTGCCCTTGCGACTGCTGTCGGTCAGCCTCAACTTGCTCCTCTTGCTATTAAGGCTGGAACTGAACTAGGTAAGAAGGCGAGGAACTACACCAAGAAGCACCTCACAGGAAAGGACGGGTATCTTGATGACCCGACCTCATACCAGAAGAACCCGAATAAACTTTTGGACTTTAAGGGAGTTGGTCTGTATGCGAGTGGAAGGGGAATGGATAGGTCGGCGGTGACTATGGCTAACTTGTCTGCTAGGGAAGAGCAGGGCGGTTATGGTTCGGGTCTGTATGCTGGAGCGTCAAGGGGTAGGGGATTGTCTATTGTCGGCGGGAGAGCATCTATGATGGGTTGCGGTCACCCCGCTCTCCAGTCCCAGCCTATGGGAGAACTCTATCACCAGCGTTTCCAGATTTCTCCGCAGATGCTTAAGGGAGCGGGTCTGTATGCTTAATTAAATATTATTGAAAAATTAATTTCTTTCTTAATAATATAGATGTCTCTCACAGATTTTCAAATTGAGGAGTTGAGTAAGAAGATGGGGTTTCCTTTAGAACAAGTATGTTTCAAGGACGAACTTCCTCACAAAATCAAATACAACACAGGCTATGTGATTAATTTAGAGAACGAAATCGGTCCTGATAATAAGCCGAATGTTGGAACTCACTGGACTTGCTTCCAAGTGAATAAGTATAAGAATGGTAAGGTTGAGCCGATTTACTTTGACTCTTATGGTATGCCTCCTCCCGAGATGGTGAAGAAGACTATTGAGCGGACTTGCGGACAGAAGTTGCCGTATTGCGAGAAGGACATTCAGTCTCTTATGAATGACGCTTGTGGTTGGTATTGCTGTGCCTACCTTCATTGGATTAACGGACCGCTGAAGTCGGGAGACATTTACATTGATACGGGACGCTTCCTTGAAATGTTTGATGATTTGAATAAGAGTGTTGATTTCAAGAAGAACGAGTATATCCTTAAACATTTCTTCCAACCGAAAGACCCGAAGTTGCGTAAGGATATAGATGTGATTACGAATCCCGAAGAGATTGTAAGCGGAGAAGGGGCAGATATGATGAGAATACCTGTTGGGATAAATAAAATATAAAAATAAATCTAATGTTAATATAAAATGGGAGAAGAAACAGCCAGAGTTTTTAAAATATTGTCTCTTCGTATTCGGGTTTTAAGTCTAACTTTAGGAGAGAGCGTTACACTTTCAGTTCATTTAAAATATGAGAGTAAAGGTAACACAATTATTGATGAAAAGGAGGTTGTTATTGAAGGCGATGAGTATCTTGGCTGGGGGACTGATGATGCTTACCTCATTGACCTTGTGAAAATCAAATTGAAGAGTATCTTTAAAATCTATGTATAATGTGAATAATAAGATTTAAAATAATAATTATTATATATATATAACAATGAGTATCAACGCAAATGGTTATTGGGAAGGTTTAGAAGCAAGTTGTCAGCACATCTACGACTCTTCTCTTGGAGTTAGTTTAACTAATTTTTTTAAAATTGAAAATGTAAATAGTTTAGTTGATTTTGGTTGTGGAATGGGAGACTATGTAAAAACATTTCAAGAAAATAATATTAAGGCTATTGGATTTGATGGTAACCCGAATACTCTTACATTAACAAATAATTTATGTGAAGTATTAGATTTATCAGTGCCAAAAAAATTTGACGAACCTTTTGATTGGGTAATGTCACTTGAAGTTGGAGAGCATTTGCCTAAACAATTTGAAGATATTTTTATACAGAATTTACATAATAACAATAAATATGGTATAGTATTAAGTTGGGCGGTTAAGGGACAAGGTGGATACGGACATTTTAACGAACAAAATAACGATTATATAAAATCAAAAATCTGTAAATTAGGATACGCAAATGATATTGAAAGTGAAAATAAATTAAGGCAAGATTCTACTTTATGGTGGTTTAAAAATACAATTATGGTTTTTAGAAAATCGGCGTTTGTTTAATAATCTAGGCATAATGTAAATGCGACCGATTTTAATTTCTAACGATATAGAGGGGGTATTAGATAAAATTAGACAGAATAGCAATCTATTAGCAAACTACCACCGAAAGCGTTACCTAACACTAAAAGGAAGATTGAAGTTCTACCGCATACCTATCATAGTAATTTCGGCTCTCAATAGTTCGTTTGCGGTTTGCTTGACTGGATTTTTGAACCAGACTTACATCAGTCTAATCAATATGTTCTTGAGTTTGGTTGTTGGTATAATCGGCTCAATAGAAATGTTTTATCAAATTACGAAACAATTAGAAGTAGAATTAATAGGAAGCAAAGAGTTTTACATTCTATCTTGTGATATTTACAAATGGTTAAGTTTAACGCCAGAGAACCGAATATCAAGTCCCAAAGAGTTCTTGAATGAGAGTTACACCAGGTATATAAAACTAATAGAAACTTCCATAACATTAAAGAAAAAGATAGAAGATAAACTGATTGAAATAGACCAACCGACACCACCAATAACTCCATCTATTCCTCAATCAGCATCAAGCGATTTGTTTGTTGATACATCTAGTGAAGAAAGTGCTTAATTATATATAATATCCCCCTATTATATATATGGAAACCAAACCATTCTTAAGTTCATATAGCGATATAGAAGAGGTCCAGAAAAAGGCAAAGCGATATTTAGGAAAACAAGTCCAACCATCAACAAGGAAGGATAAGAAGTTTATGGTATATGATGGGAACAAACATAAGTGGATACACTTCGGTCAAATGGGCTATGAGGATTTCACAAGGCATAAAGACCCTATACGAAGAGATAGATATAGAAAACGAGCATTTAACATAAAAGGTAATTGGAGAGACAATCAGTATTCTCCAAACAATCTCTCA